ATCTCTAACAGATTTGAATTCATTGAATCCTTTCTGCCATGCAACGGTTGCGTTTTTGGTTAAATCACCAAATTGTGCGGTTGTTATAGCCATGATTAAAAAAGTTAATAATTAAAATTAAATTTGGTTAGTTGTCTTCATTACTCCAATAGCTCGAGTAGAAGAAATAACCTTTTTACAAACCCAAACATCATTAATTGTATCTGTTACATCTACTGTATAAGCGTTTGAAATACCGTAACCTACTCCAGGAGTAGCAGCTGCACTAGTGTCAATTTCAACTTCGTCACCGGGCATTATAAGCTCAACTAATTTAGCAGCAGTTGTTGCATAATCAGTATCACTTGTAGCTACTTCTTCAAGGATAATACCAAACACACTTGTATCATTATCATCAGAAGGATTAATTACACCAGAAGCAAACTCAACCAAACTATTCTTATCGAATGCTTGTGAAGCTGTTTTTGTGAATTTCTCCATTACTGGCTTTCCGCCATTCTTTCGAACGATACGAACATTTCTATCAGCCATGATTAAAAATATTAATAAAATAAAAAATTAAACCCCATACACTTCTTTAGGATCATTCCCAAATCTTTGAGCCATCCTGATTTGTTCAGGTGTAAGCTTTCTTGATTCAGTTTGTCCCATGATAGATTTAGGGCTTGATGATCCAATTAATGCTCTATTTTTAGCAGATTCAGACTCAGCACCTTTAGATATTCCTGAATTATAAGAATTTTTAACAATTCTCCATAAGTCTGGATATTGCAAAGAGCTAGTTCTTGCCTCATCCCATAGCTGATTTTTAAATTCAACAGCCTCAGGATTTTTACTAATAAAATCCTCTAGAGCAAGTTTGTCTTGTTCTTCTTGTCGCTTAGTTTGGCTTATAGCCTTAACAGGTGCGAATATATGATCTAATTCACCTTTGACTGAATCGAGAGAAGGATCAACACTCTCTTCCAGTCTTTGTGCTGATTCAGCCACACTCTCGGAAATACTACGCAGCTCTTTATTTTCATTTTGGAGCTTACTATTATGTTTCTCGAGATTAACCAGCTTTTTCAACACCTCATCTTCAGAGTCCAAACTCCACTTCTCTTTAAGAGAAGCAATTTGCTCTTGATATGATGGCTCTTTAGAACCGTTTATTGCGGATACCTCATCCCTAGAGTTATCGCTCTCTAGTTGGTTTCCTTCTGAATCTGCTGAGAGGTCAGTCTCTGGAGTAATTACCTCCTGAGATTTCTCTTCCACAACATCATTTGGAGTCGCCATAGTAATTAGTTATGAATAATATCTAGATTATTATCTAGTGAAAGCTTTTATAAGCTCTCATCAGGTAACAATTCTCTTGTCAACAAGTCTTCTGCGTGTACAAATGTATTTTTATAAAATTCTATCCACCCCTGATATCTTAATATTTCGTTAAATTCCTGCGAGTACTGCAGCTTGTTCAGAGCCTGCTGGTACTTCTTCATTGCTCTCTCCTTCAATAGCAGGTAATCCTTGTTCAGGTGGAGGCGTTGCATTGCCTTCTGGTCGTCTGACAAGGGCGTTAATACTTTTACCTCCTCGTTTTGGTTGTTGTTCTTCATGTTGTTTGTGGTTAAACATATGTTCAAAAAATATTTGTTTAATCTCTGGGGGTAATTTTTCACCCTCAGGAGAAACTAAAAAATCAGCATGTGCTTTAACTTCAAACTCATGATCATCAGTAGGTTCTACTGGGACATCAGCACCAGCAGCCATTTCTTTATTTTCACTATCAACCTTATCGGCGACAGCCTGCAATCTCTGCATTTCAACCTGTTCTTCTACATCAGCCGGGTCTTCTTCTACAATACCTAAAGCTTTTTCAATTGCCCCCTCATCATAACCAAGAGACTTAAACGACTCTTTCACTGAAAATTGAATTAATGGCGGTAACTGGTTAAAAGGAACCTGACCATATTGAGCTGCTATCTGACTTAATAGCTGAGCTTTCTGTTGTTCTGCCATACTATTTGGCAACATTGTACTACCAGCCTCAATTATTATATCTACATCAGCCTCAGGGAAAGGAGGAACATCAATAACCTCAGATTTCCCATCTTTTATTAGACGCAATAATTGACCCTCGTTAAAAAATTGTCTGTTCATGTGCAACCTTATTCTCATGTACTTCTTAATTGATTTATTTAAGTTTCTTTGCTTCATTGCGAAACGATGATTACCTACTTCAGCATTAAGAGCGGCTACTGTAGCAGTAGAAGAAGCACCACCCTCTCCTTTTGTAAAATCAGTCATTCCACTAACTGAATTAATCTCATTACCTAATTGACCAATATCTCTATATAAATTTGCTGTTACATCAGGAGGTATGATTGACATTGGAGGTTGATAGCCTTGTTTATATCTCACAATTGCATTTGATTCTTCAGTTTTAAGAGAAGACTCATTAATAATACTATCTTCTTGTACCGCCCACTTAGGCCTTAATTGCTTTCTAACTGCATCTATTCTTTGTCTCAACAAAGTATTATAAGCAGCTTGCAAGCCCATTATCTTTTCAACCTCTCCAATAGAATAGAAAAAATGAGGATCTTTTTCATCATGGAAATCAACAAATGGTCTATAAGGATTATCGTTCTCATCTTTAAAAAAGTTTTCTTCCATTCTTATAACCTGCCATTTCCCGGAGCTTCCAGCTATTGTAATTATATACTCAACAGGATCATCACCGGGCTTTTCTTCAAATAATCCGTAATAATGAACAACTTCTTCAACAACAGGTAGTGTAGTCATCCGGCTGGCATCTACACCTGATTTATTTTCCATTTGCCCGGATAATTCTCTATGTTCATCATTTTCATCTCCACCATCCCTAGTTACAGACAGTTTGTCTAAATTAGAATATAAACCCGAGGCCTTCAGGTCAGACAATAATACATTTTTCTCCCTATACCCAACCCCCGGGGCTTTTTGCAAATCTTTTTCTTTTGGATCAATAAGAAAGTCCCAAATAGGAATATGCTTAATGCCTTGAGTATCACGAGCCACATATTTTTGCATCTCTTTTTCACCAGTAGGGCCTAATTTACCTGTTGCTTTATTTTTAACTGCTAAATCAGTACCAACTAGTATTACATGCGTGCCATATGTTAAAAACCAAGTGCCACAATCATAAAACATATCATCTAGATCGTAATCATCCCATTGATAGTCTAGCAAAGCTTTAGTTGCCATCACATCTACATCAGACTTATTCCCACGAGCGAATAATTGATATTTTGGTCTCTGGCCATATAATCTTGGAAGAGTTAACTGAATATGTTCATAACACTTATTAATTAGTGTTTTATTTTCAGGCTCAAGTTTATTTAAAGCCTTAAACACCCATGCAATAAGATAGATACCCTCCCATTTCTCCCTAAGGTCTTCCGTTTCCTCTTTCCAGTGGTCATAAAAATTCTCAACAACATCTTTAGCTCTATCCTCTTTAGTTTTTCGAGATAGAGCGTTATTTAATTGATTTGCTTGTGTTTGAGTAGTCAAATTAATATCCTCTAGGAACGTCTAGCGTTCTCTTTTTGGAGTTCGGTGACTCTCTTTTGATAAATATCTAATTGCTTTGCACTTTGTGCATAAGCACTCAATAGTTCCGTCTACTATATTATACCTACATAACAGCCGATTGCAAACAACACATCTGAATTCATGTAACATTTTAAGAAAATTAATAGCCAGTAACAGGATCTATTGGGTAATCTGTTTTATATTCTTTTTTACTTGACCTAATAACAATATCTCTAAAACCTACAGCAAAATACCTAAAAGCATCAGCTGCATGACTAGCCCAATCGTGATAAGGCCTTGACTTAAACATTTTGCGTTTTTCATCATACTCTTTTTTATAATTCTTTAAAGCATTTAACCCGGCCTCACATTTCTCTTCATCAAACCAACATCTATTAAATATACGTCTAACAGCATCTATCCCATCTTCGACACTTAATTTTGGTACAACTTGAAAATTTATACCAAGATTACGTGCAACTTCTTGCCTACTTTTGCCGGTGCCTAATTCTCTCTGCATAATATCGTGAGGGGCAAAATGATTACCGTATAAATATCCTTTCTCTTGCAAAATACGAGCGTAATAAGCAAAACCCTCCCCTTGAGCTTCGTAAAAATCAATAAGATGTATTTCACGACCAGCCACTTGATAAAACCATATACTCATAGCATCTCCAATTCCAAGATCCCAAACAGTATGTACTTCATTGTCCTCATTGTAAGGCACAAAGCCTATTCTTTTTTCTTCTTCAGCTTTTTGAATCTGTTTAAGATAATACGCCCCCTGAATCCCAATATTGAAATCACAATAATATTCTTGTTGGATTAGTTCTTCATCCATCCCCTCTTTTCGCTCTTCTTCTATATCAGCCTCTGTTAATATCCCCGTATCTCTAACAGTTAACAATTGAGCGAACCAGTTTTTATTGCTCTTAGCCATATTAAACAACTTAAAAGCATGATTCTTACCACGAGGAGTAAAGTTAAACACAGCCCAACCACCATTTTCTTTTAGAATAGGCCTAATAAGAGCCCATGCCATCGGATTTTGCAAACTATACTCAGAATAAATACAGCCAGCTGGATTAGTACCAACAATTGAATCTATATTCTCGGTCCCGATTAATTGGATTGATGAACCATTTACAAACTCTAACCTCATATCAGATTCATTTTTCTTTTTTAAAACCTGCCTAGGTATATGATCTAAAACTTTTAAACCGTCTTTATCAATTGCATCCCATAAAGCTTTTTTAGCTTGTGAATATGTAGGGAAAAAATAATAATAATTCCCCACCTTCTCTAATGCTTTCTTTATCATCAGATTAAAGCAGGTCTTATCTTTACCTGCACGACGATGAAACACCAAAACAGCACGCTTAATTCCACTATCCATTGCTTCTAGAAATGGTATTTGATAATCACGTGGTTTGAATTTATAAGGTATTTCTATATCCATTTAATGTCATTTTCTGTAAATTTGATCGTTTTATGTAGGGTCATAATCTGGGACTATTTCCCCACGACTAATGTATTTGTGGTCTCCCCTATCATTAACAACATCGCAACCAACGCTACACATATCAAGGATTTGATAAACCTCCCCAGTAACCTGATTTCTTAGAACATAATTTCCACTAAAATCTTTGTTTTTCATATGTTTTGTCAAATGTTATTAAATCAACGTTTGCAAGGAGGTAAAAATACAAACCCCAGGAATTCTGTATTACTATACAATATATTTTTCCTCTAATTTATCAATATTCCGAAAAAAGCAGGTATCATTTCTTATAATTAACAATATTAATATTTAAATCACCTTCAAGTTGATGTTTATTATCTGTGATATGCTTTAAATTCCATTCTGTAAATTTACGTTCTAATATCCAAGCAAACCGTTGCCATGCTTTCGTATCTTTACTTAAATCTGTCATTAAACTTTTCTTCTGTTTTCGTAAAGCCTTTTTTATAAGCCCTAAAAACTCTTTTTCGTAATCATTATCAAATTGCCCTTTAATGGCTTTGGCTTTCCAATTTTCAAAAGTAGAATCACAAATTCTCGATTCTTCTGGGAGCCTATCGTTTATTTCTTCCATTAACTCCAAATCAGTATAAATAATCATACTCATATCTTCGTCTATAACTTCTTTTGCTGCCTTAATATAAGCTTCATTAAGCTTTGAAGGCCTACCTCCTTTATTTTTAATTTTATCAGTCATTTAGCTTTCCTGTTAAAGGGTCGAGCTTAGTTAATAATGTAATTATATCAGGTAAAGGGAAAACAATCAAAACAAAACCCACAATAATTGTCCTTAGGATTATCATGAGTAATGTTGCTAATTTGTGGTTTAAAACCTCAATGCAATTATACTCTTAATTATTGTTATCTTTTCAAGTAGTCAGGTTCACTGTCTGATAAGTCCCCTAGATATTTCCAAAAATCTTCAGGAGAAGGTGGGAGTATTTCATAATAAGCCTTAGCCATATATTTAACCTCTTCAGTCATTTGTATTGTTAAAAAATGTTTCTCCAGTAGTAAGGTTTTCTAAGATGTCTAAATCTGCAAGGTGACTTTTTTGACTATTGTATGAATAACCCCATTTACCATACTCATTATCATAATTAGCCCCACCTATTTTAACCTGACACTTACCACAAATCACAACCACATCACCTATCTTAGCCTTGGGTTTGGGGTAGGGTCTCAATATTACTACACCAAAGTCCTTTATACAATCACGACACATTAACCTTCCATCATCAAAAGACTTCTTTCCACAAGTTTTACACCCATCACCAATTTCAAACTTATTCCCCATATTTAATTGTTAAAAATACATACTTTAGCAATTTTAAATACTTTCTCATATCACTTATTTAAATGTTTAATTATTAAATTAATTCCATTTGAGGTTCTTTTGGTTGAGATAACCTAAGACTTGAACTCTCAGTAAGATAATACTCTTGAAGCTGCTTTTCATTCATTGGTTTTTTGACTGTTCGTGCAACTTCCCAAGAATCTTGACATACTGGGCAAGATTTGTAAATAGATTTTACATTAAAACACTGGTTACAAGACATTAAACCCTTTTCTCTCATAGCTAAAAGATTTGACTCTTTCCAGATTTTATGAGGAGTTATTGAAACTACCTGATGTGATGGTATAAATAACTTCCCCTCCGTTGTATTGATCGTGATAACAAACTTTTTCCCTTGTGCTAATAACTTTCCATATTCCTCCGCATCCTGCTGATTAACAGCATGATGCACCTTGTTGATTGTTGTAACCATTGAGAACATAATAATGTGTTAAGAATTATAAAGCAACAAAATTTGGATCTATTGAAGGCTTCTTACTCATTTGCATAGCAAGACTGTCGAAATGTTTCCTGAGTTTATTTGGTGATAAAATATTTGAGAACCAAAATTCATTTCTGTCAAATTTGCGGAAAACTCCTTTAACTTTTATTGATCCACCATGTACAAATAAAATCAAATACATTATCTGTTCCTTTGTTCTTCCGTCTACTCTCATCATTAGATCAAAGTCTTTTCCCCACGTCTGATAGTTTGGTTCTTTATGTCCTGGATTGTTTCTTTGTATTGCTTCATATAATTTTTTACCTAACAGAATTTCTATTGAATCGTCGCTGAATTTTTTCTGCGACTTATCTTTTGTAATAGTATCTTTTGTAATAGTATCTTTTGTAGTACTCTTTATTGTAACCCCCTGATTTACTTTATTGTAACCCTTGCGTTTACTTTTTTGTAACCCCGTATACTTTTTTGTAACCCCCACCCATTCGGAATATTTTTTATTAAAAGAATAGCTACTAATCCCTGATTGATTTTTAGTTTTAAAAACAATCTTCATTTCTACTAATTTTTTTAAAGCTCTAACAACACTAGATTTACTCATTAAAGTTGCTTTGCAAAATTGGCTTAAAGCTATACAGTCTGTCTTTTTGTGGAATCCATAAGTTTTTCTTAATATAAACCAAAGGCACTGAGTAGCTTCACCACCAACCCTAATGCTTGCTAAAGCCTCCATAATTTCAGTTGCAATTGCAGCATAACCATTCTCTTTTTGAGGACAGGACATAGCTATAAGCTAAATTTAATAAAAAAACACACTGCCAGGTTAAATGGGGATAAAACCTGGCAGTATATGTTCTAGCAAATTCCCCATTTACTATTTTTTCAACTAGATTGTAAAACATGTAACGATCAAAGGCCCTACAATCAAAGTTGTTTGTTCCTATGAGTCAAGCTTTAGATCATAAGAACAAACAAATACGCAAGATACACGTGGTGGCTTGCTTGTTTATTTTTATTTTATGAAATTATATTATCAAAACTTTTATATAATTCCTAATAATTTTTTAAACCAACTTGCCCTTCTAAGGTTCGTGTTTCTAGTGACACAAACACCCTACAGGTTAATTATTATCAAAACACTTTAATAAAAATAAACTTTTATTATATTTATATTAAACATTAATTAAACTATTTACTTTTGTTTTTATGTTTGCTAAATTGGATTTGCACAAACGAAAAGGATTTGTTTTTATGTGAGTAAAAATCGAGAGCTACTGAGTTTGTGCAACATACTCCTTAGGTGGCTCTCGTTTTTTGCACTTAGCAATAATTTAAAGGGTATTAATGAAAGGGTCTCAAAAACAAATAGATTCTAAACTTGATATTTAATTAAACAATTATGATTAATCCTTTCCCCTACAAGCCTGGTGATCTCGCTAGTTCGTTTGATATAGCATTAACCTATCGGCTAGTAAGTAAAAACAACGGAGAGGAGCTATGGGCGGCACGAAAAGAAGGAATGTATATATTTGCTAGAGAATCTAAAGAGCAATGCGATATGGGATTCAATAGACTAAAAGTGATTTCATTTTTCC